CTACCAGACCTTCGAGGGAGGTCGCCGAAGCCGAGCTGCGCAGCTGGTTCAGCTGGGCCCGGCGCTGCCGGCTGGAGCCCTTCAAGCGGCTGGCGCTGATACAGGGTTTGATTCTCATCGGGCTCTCCTAAGACGGGGCTGAGTTGCGTCGACCGCCCAAGGATAGGTGATCCTGCTCGCTTTTTATCTTCAGCAGCGGGTGGCCTCGCAGGCGCTGTCCGGCGAACGGTCGCGCACAAATATCACGTAGGGTGTTGCAAGATAGCTCTTTTCGTGTTTTTAATAGCACCTATTGTGTTATGGAGTTTCTCGAACATGCGAGCCCACCCCATCCAAACCCTCGAAGGAACAGGCTATGTGGCCGTCGTTGGCGGCGAGTGCAGCCCGGTCTATCCGTTTCCGTGCTTGGCCGAATGGTGGGGCCGGATGCGCGAGTGGGGGCTGATCTGATGGATCGCGACAGGACCATCACCCAGGCCGAGTTGGCCGAGATCATCCAGGCCGGCGACGCGCTCTGCGCCGAGGTCGAGAACGACGCAACGGACCTTGACGACTCTGATCCAGGCAGCAGCTACGCGCGCTTGCTTCGAGCCATGTGCGCTGAATGGAAATCAACTGTGAAGCCGTATCGTATCGGGAGGCGAAATGAAAGACACGCGAACGATTGGCGAGCGCGTCCGCTCGCACCAGCGCTGGACGCGGGCGAAGCATCTGCTCAGCGGCGGGCCAAGGCTCGTCGTGGACAACACTGATCCGATGCGGAAGCGCGAACCCGCGCATGGCATCCGCGGTATCCGAACCATCTACCAAGGAGGCGATGACCATGGACCTGAAGCAGCCTGATCTCGACTTGGCGCTCAAGAAGGTGCCGGAGCACATGCACGAAGGCCTGTACCGCTACCTCAATCATGGCATTCGCCCTGGGCGGTTTCTGGACAGTCTGCTCTGCGGGAACCCTCCGCAGGCACTGGCCTCAGCTGATCCGGCGAACGCCACTGCGATGCTGTCTGGCGCCTGGGAGGACGTGCTTCGTACGCTGCCCCCGGAATGTCACGGGAGTAATGCGCTGGTCGATGACTGGCTCGACGAGGGCGGGATGCTCGGGAGGGCCGCCTAATGGCCGGAATAAACCGCGCAATTCTCATCGGAAACCTCGGCGCCGATCCCGAGACGCGCTTCACCCATGCCGGATCTCCGGTGACGAATTTCCGCATCGCCACCAGCGAGAGCTGGAAGGACAAGCAGACCGGCCAGAAGCAGGAGCGCACCGAGTGGCATTCGATCGTGGCCTTTGGGCGCCTGGCTGAGATTGCCGGCGAATACCTCCGCAAGGGTTCCAAAGTGTTTGTCGAGGGAGCCCTGCGCACCAGCTCCTGGGAGTCGGACGGCCAGACTCGCTACAAGACCGAGATCATCGTCAGCGAGCTGCAGATGCTGGACGGGAAGCCTGCCGGCGGCGACCAGCAGCGCCCAGCGCAGCAACAGGCGCCACGCATGCAGCCCGCCCCGCAACAGTCGGTCGATGACTTCGACGACGACATTCCTTTCTGATCGGAGCACGCCATGAACGCGCAGGAAACCCAGGAGAGCAGCATGAGCACCAAGACAGATGTATCTGTACACGAAGCCAATCATGGGGTTGCTGCCCGCGAATCGGCGCAGTCGATGCCGGCGCAGCTCCTGCAGCAAGCGATCGCATCGGGCGCGAATATGGAGCAGCTTGAGAGGCTGCTTGATGTCCAGCAGCGCTGGGAGGCGAACGAGGCTCGCAAGGATTTTGCGGCTGCGATGGCCGCGTTTCGTACCGCGGCACCAGTCATCGAGAAGAACGCCGAGGTTGACTTCCAAAGCCAGAAAGGCCGCACGCACTACAAGCACGCGAGTCTTGATCACATCACCGCGAAGGTGAACCCGATCCTGGGGCGCCATGGCCTAACCTACTCCTGGGTGACCGAGCAGGATCAGGGCGGTGTCACGGTGCATTGCGACGTGATGCACGTAATGGGCCACCGCGAGCGCGTCACGCTCAGCGGCCCGCTCGACAGCAGCGGTAACAAGAACCCGATCCAGGCGATTGGGTCCGCCGTGTCCTATCTCCAGCGGTACACGCTGCTGTCTGCCCTCGGGTTATCCACGGGCGGGCAGGACGATGACGGCTGCGCGACGACCGAGCCCAGCGCCGCCGCAGATTCCGCTGGCGAGGTTGCCTACACGATCACTCCCGAGCAGGCCGCGACGCTCAAGGACGCGCTGCGCGGTGGTGCCGGCGATACGCGCACGATCCTCGATCACGCATCGAAAGCCGCTGGATATCAGATTTCCTGTATCGATGACCTGCCGGCATCGATGTTCGATTGGGCAGCGACGCGTCTGCTTGGCAAGGCGCTGAAGCCATATCCACCGGATAGCTTCAGTGCCAATTTCAATAGCTGGAAGGCGCTGATTCAGTCGAAGAAGAAAACCGCCGAGCACGTCATCGCCACGTTGTCCTCTCGCGCTCATCTATCCGATGAGCAGAAAGCCGCGATCCGCAAGTGCGAAATCAAAACCGTCGAAGGAGATATCGTCTGATGAAGATCCTAGAGATTGTTCAAGGGAGCAGCGAGTGGCTGGCTGCCCGCCGGAACTACTGCACGGCCTCAGAAGCCAGCGCCATGATGGGATGCCATCCCACTATCAAGCGCAGCGAGCTTCTGCGCATGAAGGCCACGGGCGACGAGAAGGAATACAGCCAGTGGGTTGAGGAAGTCCTGTTCGCGCGCGGCCATGAGGTCGAGGCGCTGGCCCGCCCGATCGCCGAGAAGATCATCGGCGAGGAACTGTACCCCTGCACCGCCACGGATGATGCCGGCGAGCTGCTGGCATCGTTCGATGGCCTGACCATGGATGAGACCATCTGCTGCGAGATCAAGCAGTTGAACAAGGAGAAGGTCGCCCAGGTCGAGGCCGTCATTGTCCCGGAGTGCGACTACTGGCAGTGCATCCAACAGCTTGCTGTCGCCGAGGCTGAGAAGTGCCTCTACGTCGTCAGCGACGGAACCGAGGAAGGGACTGTCCATTGCTGGCTTGATCGCGATCCCGATGCGGAAGCGAAGCTGCGGGGTAGCTGGGCACAGTTCCAGCGTGATCTGCTCACCTACGAGCATCGGCCCGAGGAGGCGCCCAAGCCTATCGGCCGATCGCCCGAGAACCTGCCGGCCCTGCGGATCGAAGTCCAAGGCAGCGTCGCGGCCAGCAACCTGGAGGCGTTCGAGGCGCATGCCCTGTCTGTGATCGGCGACATCAACACTGATCTCCAGACAGACGCCGACTTCGCCGACGCCGAACAGACCGTGAAGTGGCTGAAAAAAGATGTCGAGGAAAGGCTGGTGGCCGCGAAGGAAGCGGCGCTCGCTCAAACCGAGGACATTGATCGGCTGTTTCGCACGATCGACAAGATCGCCGACGAGGCGCGCGCGCGCCGCCTGGAACTCGACAAGCTGGTGAAGCACCGCAAGACAGCGATCCGCGACGAGATCCTGTCCGAAGCCCGTCGGGCATGGTCCGCATTTGTCGACGAGACCAACTCCGGCCTGGGTGGCAAGGTCCGGCTGCCGGAGATCGTTCCCGATTTCGCGGGTGTCATGAAGGGCAAACGCACGGTGTCCAGCCTGCGCGATGCGGTCGACACCGAAATGGCACAGAACAAGATCAAGGCACACGCCCTCGCCGATCGGATGCGCGCTAATCTGGAGATCCTGCGCGCGGAGTCCAAAGGCTACGAGGCGCTGTTTTCTGATGCCCAGGCCCTGGTGCAGAAAGACGCGGACGACCTGCGTGCGCAGATCAGTCTCCGGATCGGCGAGCACAAGAAAGCCGAAGCGGATCGGCTCGAAGCCGAGCGCGCGAAGATCCGCGAGGAGGAGCAGCGCAAGGCTCAGGCCGACGCGGACGCCAAGGCGCCCGAGGAGCGGCGGCAGCAGGAGGCGAAGGAACGCACCGCGGACGAAGATGCGCGGCTGGCTCACGAATCTGGCGCCACGTCACTCGGAGAGGGTACGTCCGAGCCCACGAAACCGCGCCCCGCGCCATCACGCCCGGCACCCTCTGCCGAGGATCTACGCGAGTCGGCACGTCGGACGCGGGAGCGAGCCGACTACGCCGAACGCAGCTCAGATCGAAACGCTGAGCGAGCCGAGGCCGACCGACTCGATGCTCGGGCCGCGGCTATGGAGCAGGCCGAGTCGCGCGACCGCCCGCTTATGGTCGAGCTTGGCGAGTGGCAGAAGGCTCACGGGATCAGCGCGGATGCCATGGAGGCACTGGTCGGAATTTTGCGGGATCGAACGCCGCTGCTGGATATGGCGGCATGAGACCGAACCAGCCCATGGCCAATCGCCTGGGCGCGCGCAGAGGTGATCGAGAGGGAGGATGAGCGATGATGACCACCAGACCCGAAGCAGTAGCAGCCCTAGTGCTGCGCCACTCGCTAGCCATTGGTGCGCAGCGTTACGCGCACATAGCCGTCACTAGCGCGCTGCGTGCGCTGGAGGATGGCCACACGGCACACCGTGCTGTGCGACGCGGGGTGATTGTGGCGGAAGCAATGGTGGATGGGTGCAGGGAGGATGAGCGATGACTGATAAAAAAGATTGGACGCACCACACGTTCAATCCCTGGATTGGGTGCACCAAGGTCGGCCCCGGCTGCGATCACTGCTACGCCGGGGCGCTGACGGACACTCGCTACGGCCGGGTGAACTGGGGTGCTGGGAATCCGCGATCGCGCACCAGCGAAGCGAACTGGCGAAAGCCGCTGGCCTGGAACAAGCGCTGCGAGAAGCTGGGGATCCGCGAACGAGTGTTCTGCGCCAGCCTGGCTGACGTGTTCGACAACGAGGCCCCGCAGGAGTGGCGCGAGGATCTCTGGGATTTGATTCGAGCAACGCCGAACCTCGACTGGCTGCTGCTCACCAAGCGGATCGGCAATGCGCCGTCGATGCTGCCGATGGTGCGAATTCCGAACGTGTGGATCGGGGCGACGGTCGTGAACCAGCAGGAGGCGGAGCGGGACATACCCAAACTGTTGATCCTGAATGCAGCGGTTCTGTTCCTTAGCATGGAGCCGCTCCTGGGACCGGTAAACCTGGCTGGTCTGCGATGCGCATACTTCCGCGGGCAGCAGCTCGGCGCACCCATAGTAGCCCTCAAGTTCGGTGAGACCTTTCCTCTTGACGCAGCGCCTGCCGGGTACTTCGACGCGCTGCGTGGTCGATCGCTCGCTCGCGTAGAGCCAGACGAGGGGTTGGCGGACATCGGTGAGCAGCATTCGAAGATCGACTGGGTAATCGTCGGCGGCGAGTCTGGGCCAGGAGCGAGACCGATGCACCCGCAGTGGGCTCGAAATGTTCGCGATCAGTGCTTGGCGGCCGGCGTACCGTTCCTGTTCAAGCAGCATGGCGAATGGATCGGCGAGGAAGACCTCGATTCCGCTGCGCTTATGGCTCCGCAACAAAGCGATCCCAATGACCACCTACACCGCCACGATTTTCCCGACGGAACCAGGGTATGGAAAGCGGGCAAGAAGGCGGCCGGACGAACCCTGGATTGGCAGACCTGGGACCAGGTGCCGGAGGCGGGATGAAAGCGAGACCGCTTCTGTTCAAGGACATCATGATCCAGGCGTTGCTGCGCGAGATCGCACAACCGGGTGCCGGCAAGACTATGACGCGGCGTCTCGTCAATCGGCTTCGAGGGTTCGGTCCAGTCACCGAATGCTGAACAAGGGTAGGCTTCGATAGATGCCAAAAGGAGTCACGCCATGGGAATGGGAATCGTCGGAGGGTTGGCAGCACTGGCGTTCCCAGTCGCCGCAGTCGTGACGTTCATCATGATAATGATGAAGTGGGACACTTGGGGGACTGCGAAGTGCCTGCCACTCGTCCTGGTCTGGGCCGCGTTCTTCGTCACCCTGGCGCTCTGGTGATCTGCATTCTTCCGAGCTGGGCCTCGCACGGCCTGACACTGACTTTGCTGGCCCTGGCTGTGGGGTCCGGCTACTTCGCTTTCAGCTCCCTCAGCCGCGTTGGCGCACGGCGCTACCCGCGCATGGACTTCGACGACTCGCACCGCCGCCGGTGGTGGGAATCCTGCGGTATGGCACTCGGCTTCTTCGTCTTCGTGGTCGTCGGGATCGTTGCCGGAGAATCCTTGCGCCCCCTGGCCTGTGACCTGGTGGGCACCTTCCAGCCCCCTCCGGACTACTCTTTGCCCTGAAGCGCCCGCTGCTGACGATGAAGTTCGCGCATCTTGCGCTTAATGACCTCGATCTCCTGCTTGCGGCTATCTTCAGAGCCGATGTTGCGGAACTCGTCCATGGACAACTGGCGGGCCTGGGCTTGAAGCGCGCGCATCTTGCGCTGGATCTCGGAACCGCGGAAGTAGTACCCCAACTGGACGTCATGCGGCTGGGCCTTCACGCCGACGCCGGAGAGCAAGGCGCCTGGAACGCTGTACGGGCGGCCAAGGAAGTCGCGCTCACCCTTACGGGCTTTTTCGAGCTTGTCGTAGTGCCACGATCCCGGGACGTAGGCGGCAGAGGGCATCCAGGCTTTCCAGAGGTAGTCGACCCGCTTCTCAGCCGCCTCGGTGCCGGTATCGGTCTGCCGATCAACGATGTCACGGCCGGTGAACGCCGACCGGTTCAAGACGATCTCGAAGGCCAACTGCATCGGGCCACCGAACTGGAACCATGCCGGGAGACCGATCTGGCCTTGATTGGTGTCGAAGACGTCGCCAGCGGGGATCCAGCGGAACACATCGAGGAACAGCGGGTTGTCGTGCTCGTCCTTCATGGGCAGGCGCATCATGCGGTGCACGCCGATGTCCGTGAAAGGAACGCTCGCCCAGGTGGTGCCCTGCTGGTAATCCCGCATGGTGCGCCGCTCTTCATCCTCGTCGCCCGGCTCGAGCTCATAGGCCATGAGGTTCGCCAGGTAGCCGATGGTGGCGTACTTGGCGATCTTCCAGGGTCGGTGAGCGATCGCCGTGGCGATCGCCGGCACCGCCCGGTACGTGTAACTGATGAAAGGCAGCACGGTCTCGCGCAGCGCATTGATCCAGGGCGCCCGGATGTCGTAGTTCAGGAACTGCTCGCGGGCGATCGTAGCCGCTTCCTGTGCTGACGCGCCGAGACCACGGTGCCGCATGTAGGTGGCCATCCGGAACAGTTCGTCCTCCGTCTGGTAGAAGTTGGTCATGGTCCGGTCGGCTTTCTTCGCCACGTCCCACAAGCCGTAGGCCAACTTCGACAGGAGTCGTGTCCGCCCCTCGACGTCATCCCGGGTGCTGCGAGCCTCTTTCATGATCTCGTCGAGCATAGGGTCAACGTGATTGCGGCTCAGTTCCTGCTGAACGAAGCCGGCGCCGAAGGCGCCATGCTCCCGGGCTTCCTGGAACATCTCGCCCTTCGAGCGATACTCCTGGATGCCGCGCACCAGATCCGAGAGCCGAACGTCGATCAGATCCATGAGGACCAGGTTCGACATCACGTTGTTCATGTGCACGACGGGCGACCTGGCGGTTTTATTCGTCTTCCATTGGGTGAGGATCGCGCGCCAGGTGCCCGGCTTCTGCATGCGATCGAGCTCGTTCAGGTCGCGCCAGATTTCCGGGCGCACCAGTCGGCCGCCGAGATCGCCCCAGTGCATCTTGCCGGTGTCGGCGATCTTGGTAGACGGCACCCGCACCCAATCGACGCCCGTGAAGGTCGCCAGTCGCCGGGCCTGCTCGGCATTCGCCACCGTCTCGCCGGTCCTGGCCTCGGCTACCGACCAGTCAGGGTTCTTGGCGATGTCGCGGAAGAAGCGGCCGTTGGCGACATCGTGCGCCATGAGCTGGTAGGTCTTGATGAGGTTGTAGCGCGCATCCAGGATCTCGCCCATGGACTCGCGCTCAGCCTTGGTGAAGTCGCGACGCAGGCGGAGCTTCGAACCCTTGGCGCCGGTCACCTCCCACTTGCCGCGGTTCTCCCAGGACTGGAACCGCGCGGGGACCGCTTGATCCGCCGGCCAGAAGACGCGCTCCAGGCGCCGGCGCTTACGAGGACCGCCTTCCTCGATACCCGGCGCCGTAGCGGTCCCCTCCCTGATCGGAGCCAGCCGATCGAAGATCACCCACTCGGTCCCGCGAAGCTGCTTGTCCGCCTCGCCGGCCTTCAGCTTCGACCCCCACCAGTCGCGGGGCGTATCCCGGAGCAGCCGCGCGGTGTCGACGTCCTCCTTGAGCCCGCGCGCACGCAACTCGTCGCCGTGGATCTTCCGGCGGTGCTTGGTGAGGACGTTGTGCGCCCACTTGGGCAGTCCCTCGAGCTGCTGCTGGTGCTTCATGTAGGAGCGATGCAGGTAGGTGCCGACGTGGCGCTGATAGGTGTCGGCCTCCAGCAGTCCCAGGGCCACCATTTCCTGGCCCAGTTGGTCGATGGCTTCGCGGATCGGCGCAGCCAGCGCATTCATGGCGTCGTCGCCCACGGCTTCACCGGTGAGGATCGCCTGCAGGGCTCTGGCTTCAGCCGGTCCCACCTTGGCGTCAGCCAGGCGCTTCAGGAACGCTTCGCCGGAGGCCAAGATCCGCGCCTCGTCTGATTTGGCCTCCATCTCGCGCTGGGTGAACTCGCCATCCAGGCCATAACGATCGATGAGACCCGCGCGCGCGGTCTCGATCATGGGATTCATCCACTCGAGCACGCCGTCGGGCTTGAACTTCGATTCCAGGAGCGCGCGCTTGGCGGCGCCCTCGACCTTCACGCCAGCCTTCAGGCGACCGGCGCTGTCCACCATGCCCATGACATCGAACGGGATGCGGAACATGCGGTCGATGGGCTGACCCTTGGCAAACGCCCTTTGGGCGTTGGCCTGGCGCTCCATGGCGTCGGCGCCATCCAGGTCTGGCGGAATTCCGCGGGAGTAGCGGGTGTCAGGGTTGGTTGAATCGAAGGTGCCGCGGGCGCCCCTTCCCGTCACCAGCATGCGCTCCGCGCGCACGATCATGGCATCCAGTTCCGTGGCCGTGAACGGCACCCGGAAGCCCAGGCGGCGCAGGAATCGACGTATAGCGGCGTGAATCCGCGTCATCAGTGGATGGCGAACATTCTCCTCCGCCATCTTGGCGATGCTCTCTGAGGCTTCGACCGACTCGCTGATGCTCGGCCCGTAGGCGCGCCGCACGCCCTCGGCGATCTTCTTGATACGCGGATCGCTGCGCTTCAGATGCCGGACACGATCCAGGACATCGCCGTACTCGTCGCCGAGCAGGGTTTCCATGCCGTAGTGGCCCACCGCCTCATGCGCCAGGGTCTTGCGCGCATGCGTCAGGCTGCGAATCTGGTCCGCAATAATGTAGACCACCGGCTGCCCGCCGGCGTCGTCATAGACCCCCGCGGCGTCATAGGCGCCAGCACGCTCCACCTGATCGCGAAGGTGCTCGGGAAGCTGCTCCCAGGAGTCCACGACATCAACGAAGGGTCCGTGCTCCCACGTCAGGGCGATCTCGGCGACCGCATCCTGAATGTCCGAGACGGATGGGCGAGAGCCGGTATCGGGAATGCCGCCGGCGGTCTCGCCAGATCGGCTGAATTGGGCACCACCCTCGGGCGAAGCAGCCGGAGATTCTTCCTTCGGTGGCGCCAAAGCGCGCTCGAGCTCGCGGACCTTCTGCGTGAGCGATTCGATCTCTTCTTGGCCGGTGAAGTCTTTGCCAGCCTGGGCCTCGTACTCCTTCAGGGTGCGCTCGGCATTTGCCACTCGATTCTTGGCGCTCTGAAGGTCGTTATCGAGAGAACGGATGATGCTTTCCAGGGACTGAATGAGCCCGCGCGCCGACCCCGTGACCGTGACATCGGTCTCATGCCCGCCCTCACGGCGGATCATCAGTGCCGTGAATCGGTTGGGCTCATTCCCCCAAGCGTCGGCAACAATATCGAACCCAGCCAAGGCGCCAACCTTCCTGCCTTTGATCTGGCCCGACTCGCCCTTCATGTTATCGATCTCGCCGAGAATCAGGTCGCCGGCGTCAACGCGATCGGTGTAGGTGCGCCCGCCAACTTCGATCTCGAAGTTTTCGCCGCTGACATCCTTGCGACGGGCGATGTCCGCCTCGATTTCAGGAATGCGATTGCCGTAGTGGCTCAGGTGATCCTTCGCCCGGGAGATGCTGTCGCGAACAGACCATTGCTCGCGCTCGAAGGCTGCCTTCTTGCGCTGGGCACGCTCCAACTTCTGCCGGAGCTCTGTGAGCTCGATGAGCCGCGGATCCGATGTGGTGAGAGCCTTGGCCTGCTCGTATTGACTGGCCTCGCCCAAGTCCTCCATGTCACGTAGGTTGGGGTCACCTTCGAAGAACCCCTGAATAAAGCGGGCCTTCGTCTCCATCATCCCCCACATGGTCGAATCGTAGGTGCCTTTGGTGGAGTAATCGTGGATCTCGACCTCGGGATTCATGTTCCCCTGGCGAATGGCCCGGCCGTTGCGCTGCTCGTCGTCGGCCGGATACCAAAGTGGATCGAGGTTGTGCACCGCGTAAAGTCGCCGCTGTGCATTGACGCCGGTTGCCATCTTGGCAGTGGAACCCACCAGCACACGAATCTTGCCTTCGTTCATGTCGTTGAATAGGCGCTGCTTGGCGACGTGGGTCTTGTAGTCGCCGATGAACGCGATCTCGCCCTTCGGCACCCCTCGCCGGACCAGCTCGGCGCGAATGAAGTCGGGCACCACAAAGCCGCGCGCTGAAGACAGGCCCAGGTTGGCAAAAACCATCTGCGTCGCCGGCCCCTTGTCGACAGGCTTTTCGCTGTAGCCTTTCTGCGCCGGGACGTGAAGCGGCTGCCTCTTTGTCTCTTGCCAGAGGCGAAACACGTTATCGACCAGAAGATTCAGTTTGCTCCCCGGATCATTCGGCAGGTCAGGGTCGACCAACCGCATATCGATCGCGGCGTGGCGGCCATCGTTGATGACACTGAGAATGATGTCGTCACCAGGCGACGGCGGGCCGGTTCGTTGCGCGATCGCCTCCATGCGCTCTGCGAGGTTAGCCTGGTAGTCGCCAAGCAGATCGGACCCCTCGGCGAGATTCATCTGCCGCGCGCCGCCTTTGATCTTCGGGCGCGTGACGTACTGCTCGAGCTGCTTGCTGGTCACGACATCCATGTTCTGCCGGACCATGGCCGACAATTCCGGGATGTTCACGAACTTGGCGAAGCGCGTGACCGGCTTATAGCCACCGGACGGATCCTGCTCGAGATTGGTGACCGTATCCCCGAAGGCGCCAGCCCAGGCGTCGAAGTGCTCCAGGCTGCGGTCGCGCAGCTCGTGCGGTTGCAGGTAGCGGCTGACCGTATAGAGCTCCGCCATGGTGTTCGTCACCGGCGTACCGGATGCCAGCACCAGATTGCGGCCTGGATTGATCGTCTCCAGGAACCGCGTCTTCACGAACAGATCCCAGGATGACTTCGATCCCTCGGGGCTGATTCCCTTCACGTTGGTCATCTTGGTGCCGAAGTCGAGCTTCCGGAACAGGTGCGCCTCGTCCACGAACAGGAAGTCGACGCCCATTTCCTCAAATGTGAAGACCTGATCGCGCTTCTTGGTGGCCTGGCCGGAAAGCCTTTGTTCCAGCCGCTCGATCTGCTTCTCCAGCCGTGACCGCGTGATCCGGCTGTCAGTCTCGGATTTCGCTTCCTCCAGCAGATGTCTGTACTCGGCGATCTGCTCTTGAATCAAGGCGTCCTGGAACTGATCGGAAATGGGGATCATGCCGAACGCGGAGTGGGTAATGATGATCGCGTCGAGATCCTCGTTCGCCACGTCGGCAATGAACTGCTTGCGGCGATCGGTATGGAAGCGACGCTCATCAGCGACGGCAATGCGCGCCGTTGGGTACTGCTCGTAGAACTCCTTGGTGAACTGCCCGAGCATGTGGTTGGGGACGGAGTACATGGGCTTGCGCACCAATCCCAGGCGACGCATCTCCATGCCGGCGCCAATCATGGCACTGGTCTTGCCGGCACCGACGCCGTGCGCCATGTAGGTGTTGCCGTCCTGGATGATCCGGGCGATCACGGCTTTCTGGTGCGGCCGCCACGACCAGCTCGACGCGACGCCTGGCGTGGTGAGGTAAGTGCCGTCGTACTCACGCACGACGAGGTTGTTGTATTCCTCGTTGTAGAGCTGCGCCAGCGATTCCGACCGCTCCGGGCTCTCCCAGACCCAATCCGAAAAGCGCTCCTTGAGCGTGGCCAACTTATCCTGCGCCGCTTCCGTCGCGGCAGCATCGAGGTGAGCCTTGCCTTCGGCATCCTTCCGGTAGACCTTCGGGTCTTGCCGGTTCAGCGCATCCTGCAGCAGTTTCGGCGCCGGCTTGTCGGCGGTCCCCCAGGTGGCCTGGGCCGCAGCGCCATGGGAGTCTCCATTAACTTCCCAGAGAGCCAGGGCAGGTGTGTATTTCACGCTCATGCGCCGAAGTCCCAGGGCATCGGTGCCAAAAGCTTCGATCGTCTCAGTGGGAATCCAGGGCATGCCGAGATTCGCATTGATCTGAGTGGGCGGGATCGTTGCCGGCTGGGCCGCCTCCATGGCATCGACGTTGCGCTGGAATCTGCGCTCTCGACCCGCAGCAGCCTTGGCCATGCGGAGCTTGCGACGCACGTTACCCGAAAGGTACGCATCCCGGGTTTCCCACCGATTCTCGGTGCCTGGCAGGCGGAAGATGTTGTCGCCTAGTTGCTCGATCGCCTCGCTTTCCGAGACCCCGGCAGACCGGGCGACCTCGGCGATGTCCAGGCGACCATGCTTATTCAGGACGTAGAGCATCGCATCCGAGACGGATCGTATTTCAGGGGCGCGCTCGCGCTTGATGATGTTCTCGAAGAACACCATCCCTTTTTCGCTGCTGCCCGTCTCATCGTTGTACTTCTCGATCGACCGCAGCCGATAGCTCTCCGGGTCGTCCATGAACGGATCGATATTCGGTCGCTTCTCGATGACGACATCGGGCATGTCTTCATGGTTGAAGCTGCCCTCATCGAACGAGTGGCCGGCGGCCAAGGCGTCCTCGCGGGCTTTCTTGCGGGCGCTGGCGATCTTCTGGAGCGACGCGCCATCGTCGATCATCTGCGAGGCGTCGAAGTCGCCTTCGCGCCAGACTTCGCCGGCATAGCGAGCTTCTTCCCGGGCGTCTGCGCGCGCCGACTCCTGCTGGATAGATGTCGGTCGCCGGAACGACTGCGCGACTTTGTTGATCGGTCCGAACTTTTCGACGAAGGCGTCATAGGCGGTGTTCAGGCGCTCCCGCGCCGTGGCGGCATTGGCGGCGTCCTCGGCCAGATCCGCGGTGTAAACCGCGCGCAAGGCATCGCGCACGGGAACCAGTGTCTCGATGCGCTCGAGCTCTGCCTGCGTCTTGCCGCGCTCCACGCCTTTGCCGCGACGCTGCACCGGGCGGCCAACGCCCTCGCGCTGCTGCATGAGTTTGCCATCGCGGCCGAGGTAGAAGCTGCCTTCCTTGCGCTCGGACGTCCCGAAGTCGACCTCGGCACGATCCTTGGGCGTCGCCCAGTCCGACATCACATCGCGCGGCAGGCGCGCCATGGCTCCGCGCAGGGCTGTGTCGAGATCGAAGTCTTTGCCGGCACGCACCGCATAGCGGTTTTCGTACAACGGATCGAAGAAGCCTTGTTCGCCAAGCACCATCTCCGGGTGCTCGGAGAAGTACCTGTTGACGTTGCCCTGGGTGGCATCCCCCTCCTTGTTCGGCAGGGTCGCCACAACGGTTTCAGTCCATGACGTGTCTCCGGCTGGCTCGTCCGGGAGCCGCTTGCGCAGGAACACAATGTCGGTAGTGACGCTGGTGCCGGCATTGCGCTCGAAGGCATTGTCCGGGAGGCGAACCGCGCCCACCAGATCGGCGCGCTCAGCCATGTACTTCCGGGCGCCGTCGTCCATCTTGTTCATAGTCCCCGCGCTGCTGATGAACGCCAGCAGGCCGCCCGGGCGGACAGCATCGAGGCTCTTGGCGAAGAAGTAGTCGTGCAGCAAGAAACCTTGCGGGTAGGCCGCGTCCGACTTGATGGCAACATCCGCGAAGGGCGGGTTACCGATCACCAAATCAAAACTGTCCTTGGGCAAGGGGGCGCGGGTGAAATCATCCTGGCGGACGCCCCATCGCGGGTACAGCAAGCGCGCAATGCGCGCGGTGGTGTGGTCCAGTTCGAGACCGTTGTAGTCCGTTCGGGCCGCGACATCCGCCGGCATGAGGCCGGGGAAGTTGCCGACGCCCATGCCGGGCTCAAAGACCTTACCGCCACGGAACCCCATGCTTTCGGCAGCTCGCCACATCGCGCGGACGACGTTCTCGGCGGTGTAGTGGGCATATTGCAGGGATCGTCGGGCTGTTGCGTATTCCGTGTCGGAAAGCAGCTCCCGGAGCTGTGCGCCAACCGTCTCCAAACCCTTCTCGAAATTGCCCTGGGAGTCAGGGAAGGCGCCTTTGATGCCTCCCCAGCCAACGTATCGGGCGAGAATTTCCTGCTCGGTGCGCGTTGCAGGCCGGCCCTCGGCCTCGATCTCGCGCATGAGCTCGATGGCCTTGATGTTGTCCCGGGCCTTCTGGGTACGACCACGCTCTTCTGCGAGCGCGCCGGGCTCGATGGCGTAGTTTTCGCCCTTTACTCGGGCTGCTTGCTCAGCGGGTCGATCGGCTCGGGGCTGTCGCTCGGGAACTCGATCAGAGTCGCTAGAACTGCCTCCTCTGCCTCCCTCGCCCACGGATCCTTCGGGACTCCGTTCGGCAGCGTCGGAGCCTCCGGCGTCAGCTCCCGAAACATTCGATGAGCTTCCGCCGACTTCTCCTGCAGGTGAGCCTCTATCTGGCCGCTGCGCACCAGTTGATTGAACATCTTGGGCGCGCGATCCCTCATCGCGTGAAGGTATGGGCTCTTGAATTCCATCGGACGTGCCCTCGGCATTGTTGTCCTGCTCTGATTCTACCTGACTGCGGCTGGTCTCAGCACGCTGGTCTCGAGCAAACTGCAGCGCATAGGGCCGCACACCGCTGCCGTACCTCTCAATCAGTGCGCGAATGAAATCGGCGACGTCTTTGCCGGCGGCCCGAAAGTCCTTGAGCATCTGCTCGAAGTGCGGTTTGGCCTTGGCGTAGGTCTCGGAATCGAAGGACAGGCCGCTGTTCATGCGCCCCGATCCGCCGAACAAGGCGTCGAGTGCGCTGAGCGCGTTCTTGCCGGCACTGGTCAGGTTGACGCCGGCGCTCTTCGCGATCTCCGCGGCGCCACGATCTGCGCCCGCGTCCGTGCCCGGATCCTTTTCCAGTTCGACCTTGCTCTTTTGGCGCCGAGGCTTCTTCTTGCCCTCGCCAGTGGTCGCGGTCTTCGCGCGCTGGCCGGTGGGCTTGTCGGTCTCCGCCGCACCCATTTCAGCGTCGATCCGGTCGAACATCTCCAGGAACTGCTCATCACTCATGGACTGCAGTTCGGAAACGACGTCGCCGGCGGACTGCGGGGCATCCTTGGGCTTCTGCCGCTTCGCCGCAGCAGGGTTCAGCATCACCAGCGTTGCGGGTGCGCCATCTTCGTTGAGCATGGCGGCCACTTCGGGATCGCCCTCGATGGTTGCGAACCCCGGATCGGCGAACTCCACGGCGTCGTATCCGGCCTCGCGCGCGGACTGCAGCAGCGACTCACCCTGACTCATCCTTGGCATGTCATCGACGCGCAGGATGCGGATGCCGGCCGGCAGGCTGAACTCGAGCACGCTGCCGGCGCTTAGGTCGGGGTCTCTCTGCGAGCGAAGCTGGGCGTTCTCCTCGGCCCGGCGACCGAACCACTCGGCAGCCCGCCGGCTGCGCGTGACATAGAACTGGCTGCCCTGGTCGAAGGCTCCGCCGCCGACACCGGACCCTGCGCGCTGTGCGTCGAAGGCGTCGAAGTCAACGCCCTGGGCTGCGCCGTGATAGACCGACAGCGGCTCCTTGAGCGTGATCGTGGTGCCGTGCTGCGTGAGGTCGGCACCCTTAGCCTCGGCAAACCGCTGCGTGGTATCGGCCTCGGCAAGCCAGGCTTTGAAGCCGTCGAGAGAGGTCTCGGTGATCGCGCCCAGGCCCTGCCAGCCGGATTCGTAGCTCGACAGGTAGCCTTCGCGGGCTGCGGCCTCGTTCCCGAAGCCGATCATGACCTTGTGCTCATCGAAGTTTCGGTTGCCGATCTTCACCTGATCGATGACGAACACGGGCAGACTGGCATCCTCGGCGCCCGGCCCCAGGAAGACGTCGACTTGATCGCCGTCCCGGGCCTCGGTGCGATTGATGTAGCCATAGTGGTGAGCCATTGTGGTCTGCCACTGGTGACCGTTGGCGTTGGTGCCTGATCGCGTGGAGCCACGGGGGTTCTCGATGGCGATGTCCAGGCCGTGCAGCGAGATGTGGCCCTTCTTGTAGTTGCCGGCCTCGATCTGGGCTTCCGATGGGCTGGTGTCGGTCTCTGCGGCGGCCGCGTCGACGGCGCTGACGGGTGGCAATTCGTCCAGGTGGCGTTCCCGGATGAAGAACCCGTCGTCCTTCTTGAAGGTGTAGGGATCGATCGCCTTGGCCTGGTCTTCAGTCAGGTCCGTGCGGATCACGCCGCGCAGGGTCTTGCCCTTCTTCGTGACGTGCTCGACGATCTCCGGGGCCGCCTCGTCCCGGGCGCCGCTCTTGGTGTCGATCTCTGCGCGCAGGGCTGGCAGCTTCTTGCCTTCGGTGTCGATGCCCAGGTGCTTCGCGTACTCGCGCGCCTTCAGCAGATTCTCGCGCCAGTTCGGGCGCGGCGTGAATGCCTCGGCTTCAGTGCCGGCGGCGCGCATGAGGACGTCGCGAGTCCAGACGTCCCCGTGCTTGAGTTTGAATTGGCCGGAATTGGCGTCCAGCGTGACGAGCTTCTGCCGCTGGAGTTCGGCCAGAGCGCTTTCTGCTTGCTCGCGCGTGAGATCGAACTGTTCCACTGCGGAATCGATGAAGCTCTGGCGAGCGTTCTCTTGGCGTTGCACCAGGGGCTC